AAATAAATAAGATGAAAAAAGAAAGACTTGATTGCCCTTATGATTTTACAAGCAGATGCACAATGGGTAGATGTGATTGTAAACCTAAAGAAGAAAGAATGTATAGTGAGGAAGATTTAAAAGAAGCATATTTTTCAGCAATTAAATCAACAGGAGAAGGTTGGAATGGAGAATATGCAAATGGTAATAATCCTAATATAGAAGAGAAATTTATTGAAGGATTTGAAGAATGGTTTGAAACATTTAAAAATAAATAAGATTATGGAAAAATTTAAAACTTATGGAAGTTTAGTTTTAGCAATGTTGGGTTGTTTTAATATTGGATTATATGCTTCCTCAACATTTAGATATAATGAACCTATTGAAATGCATAGATGGATTATGACAAGTATATTTGGATTAGCGTTTTTAGTGTATTTTTTAAATAAGTATAAAAACAAATAAGACGATGAGAAAAACTACTATTGATATACCAATATATCAATGTAAGTTAATCATCATATTAGATAAAGACTTGTCCTATGTTGAGAAGAAATATGGGACAAAATCTTTGTCTGATTATGGTGCTGTTACAATGAGAGTTCCTGATAAATTTAGTGAATACATTATGGCTTTTGAATACAATGAAGGAACTATAATAGCCCACGAATTAGTTCATTTAAAGAACTATATCTACCAAGATAAAGGAATTGAACTAGATAGGTTTAATGATGAACCTGAAGCATATTTAACAGGTTGGTTATTCAAACAAATAGAAACATTTTTAAAAAACAAATAAGAAAGATATGAAAACATTAGTTTACAAACCAACAAATAAAAAAGTTATAGTAAAAAGAGTTCGTCAAAATGGTAAAATCGAACTTACAAATGGAGTAGTAATTCCAAGTGTTGAGTTGGAATTAAATTATGAATTTAAAAACAAATAAGATTATGAAATGGATTATTAGACAATTAGGACATGTGTGGTGTTTATTTGTACATAATCTTATAAGAGATAAACACAAAATGCATAAAGCATATGGGCCTCAAGAGTGTCAAATATGTGGTAGATGGTGGGAACTTTAATTTAAAACCAATAACATATGAAAAATTTAGAAAAACAACAAGTATTCGTAAACAACGAATATGAATATGATTATCAGCTTACAATAAATGATGATGGAAATGAGATCCATACATTAACTTATGCTGATGTAGACTCATGGGATAATTCAGTAAAAAATACTGTAGCAATGGAGATTGAGGACCATGGAAATGGTCTTTGTATTGTAACTAAAATCAATCAAGGTAATCTACTTTATACAGAAGCAGATCATTTGTTGATTGTGTTGAAGATTATTAATTCTGATCCAGGATTAAGAAATGTGCACGAGATTGGAACTAAAAGAATACTTTAACTAATCCTATTAAACAATATAACATTTGAAGTTTTTAAATTATTTAGTTAGGTGGATATCAAATAATCTTGCTGTTCCTTTTTGGATGGTAGGACATGTCCACCTATCTACTAATATGTACGAAGATGTATATGAAATATTAGCTTCATTTGGAATGAATATTATTGTAGCAATAGGATTTTGGCTAGATTGGAAAGACCATAAAAACACAACAAGACAATGAAAGAAAATGTATTAATTTATGACATAGAAACCTTAGTGGAGATGTTTCTTGTGGGTGTATATGATCCACAAGCAGATATGTATTTTGAGTTTGAAGTGAGCAACAAGATAAATCAACTAGATTCATTCTTAAAGTTTGCAGAAGCTCATAATATGCACTATTGGGTAGGCTATAACAATATTAGATTTGACAGTCAGGTAATAGAATGGGTCTTCAGGAACGCTGAAAATTGGCATGAGCTATCTACTATGGAAATATGCGAGAAAATCGCTCAGAAGGCAGCAGATGTAATCCACGATGCTAACTATGATGTTTTTCCAGAGTATAGAGAACATGAACTATCTCTTAAACAACTTGATTTGTTCAAGATAAACCACTATGATAACAAAAATCGTATGGTGAGTTTGAAAAGATTAGAGTTTGAGATGGACTTTGAGAATATCGAAGAGATGCCTGTACATCATACAAAAAGAGACATGACTCCAACAGAGAGACACATCACTAGAACTTATTGTAAGAATGATGTTATGGCAACTTATGAATTCTATAAGATAACCACAGGTGATACAGATCATCCATTGTACAAGCAGAACAACCAGATAGAGCTCAGACAAGATATATTTGATGAGTTTGGTATTCCTTGCTTAAACTATTCTGACAGTAAAATTGGTGACGAGATGATTAAGAAGTATTATATACAAGAAAAAGGTATAGAATACAAAGAACTACCACGTAAAGGGTATTTCAGAAAATCAATCTCTGTCAAGAACTGCATTGCACCTTATGTGAAGTTTGAAACAAAACAGTTGAAAGAATTCTTAGCTAAGATTAAGAAAATGGAAATGTCCATGACTGATGACTTTCAAGAGGACATTGTCTTCTACGATAATGTGTACACATTTGCTAAAGGTGGATTGCATTCTGTAAACAAACCTAAAATCTTTGAAGCTGATGAAGACCATGAAATTATTGATTGGGATGTATCTAGTTACTATCCTGCTATTATTATTAACAATGGTAAATATCCTGCGCACTTGGGGAAGGAATTCTTGCGAGGGTACAAACAGATGTTCGAGAAAAGGTTAGAGCTTAAACCTTTTGCTAAGAAGGATAGAAAGATTAGAGGAATCGTTGGAGCCCTTAAACTTGCAGTTAACTCTGTATATGGTAAATCATCTGATATGCTGAGTTGGATTTACGATAGACAACTAACTATGTTCACCACAATCACTGGTGAATTATCATTAATGATGTTAATTGAGAAGTATGAAACTAATGGAATTAATATAATTTCTGCAAATACTGATGGTGTAACTATAAAAATTAAAAAAGAGTTAATACCTTTAATGCATGAAATTAATGAATGGTGGTGTGATGTAACACAATACGAGTTAGAACGCACAGACTATTCAAAGATTATATTCTCAACAGTTAATGACTATTTAGCAATTAAAGTGGGACATGATGAAGCTCCAGAAGACAAAAAAGATGACTATATTAAAAAAAAGGGGGATTTTCTTACAGACTTTGAACTCCATAAAAATAAGTCTGGACGTATTATTAACATTGCTTTGGAACAGTATTACGTTCAGGGCATTCCTGTTGATATTACTATTCGAAATCATACTAATCTCTACGATTTTTGCTTAAGACAGAAAGCATCTCGAGATTTTCATTACGAAGGAATCAACAGACAAACTGGTGAGAAAGAAATCTATGATAAACTCATACGATATTACATCTCAAACAGTGGTGTGAAGCTCTTGAAGATGAAGAACGAAGAGTGTCAAACTAATGCTGCAAAGATTAGTCAGGTTGAAGCAGGTGAATGGTTGGCAACAGTGTGTAACTATCTGCCTAAAGATTCTGTAGTGCAAAATGTAAATTATGAATATTACATTGAGAAAGCTAACAGAATCATTAATAAGATTCTTACAGAAGGTAAGAAGCGTAACATTGTAATTATTCCTAACCAGCTAGATTTATTCAACTAATGGAAACAAAGATTAACAGAGAGAACATCACAAGACACCTCATAGAATACCAACTAGAAATGGTTGGTAAGTCTATGATGGATACTTTGGATGATGACAAGTGGTATTTTAATATCACTATGACCACAGTACAACATGAAGAATTCAAGAAGTATTCTATTAAATTAATCAAGAAGATATTCAAATGCAACACATCAAGAGCAACAAGCACTTTTGATTGGTTCAATCTTGCATATGGTCTTCGTATAAAAAACTAACCCATGGACTTAAAAGTTGCAATTTACAGACATGTATTGGAGCCTAAATACATTAAGATTTACCAATACATAGAAGAGATGTCAAGAGTGAGTAGAATCTCAATCACACGCTCTCATAGGAAGGACATTGTAGATCTTCTTGCTGATATAGTTGCAATCAAAGAGAAATATGGTATTGATTATTCAGAAGATCTTGAATTATTAGAAAGGTATAACAACTAATCCCTAAACTCATGCCAGATATCAGTTTATGTATGGACAGAGATTGTCCATCAAGTAAGTATTGCTACAGATTTACAGCTAAACCAAATGAACACAGACAAGCATACACATCTTTTCATAGAGAAGAAGATGCTATGAACTGTGACAGCTTTTGGCCTAATGGTGTAGACTCACAAAAATGTACAAGAGATGGTGTAAAGCTTGTAGGACAAACATGTTCTAAAAAAGACTGCACCTATCCAAATTGTTTAAAAGATTAAATAAAACTTATGGAAAGATCAACTAACTTTGTAAGTTCCATCGATTGGGAACATGAAGCACAAAAAGATTACATCTTTGCTCTTGAGAGACAGCGAGATATAGAAGCCTCATGGCAAGAGTGGGAATACAACAAACGCAAACCAGCAAACATCCAAACCAATGAAATTTTCGCTAGACGTTCATCATTTCGAAGAACTTTTAAAAAAATCATACACTCTAGATCACGTGTTCTTGTTGATGCTCATCAATGATAAATTTGATGTAGCACCACTATGTGAGAGTAGTATGAAGATTGCTGGACTATACCAAGGATTGGTACGTAAAGGGCTCATTACTGATGATGATAAACTAACATTGTCAGGACATGAGCTTTTGACGTTTCTAGCCACAAAAGGGAAAGCAAAACAAATAATCAAGAGAAAGCCTGCCACAACAGAATTTGAAGATTGGTGGAAGGCATATCCAGGTACAGATACATTCACTTATAAAGGTAAAACCTTTACAGGTAATAGAACTCTCAAAAGTGGGAGAGATGAATGTAGGCTGAAATTTGACAAGATTCTTCTTGAAGGAGAATACACAGCTGCTCAATTGATTGAAGCACTGACATTTGATGTACTGCAAAAGAAAGAAGCATCTGTCAAACAGATGGCAAACAAACTAACTTATATGCAGAACTCTCTCACCTATCTTAATCAAAGAAGTTATGAGCCCATAATAGAATTGATTAATGAAGGTGTTAAGATTGTAGAATCAACAGAAATATCAAAAGGAACAGATATATGACACTAAAAGAAAAATTAAGACAAAACTTAACTGGTCATCTATCAGATGAGAAAACAGAAGTAGATGTTAACATTGCTACAGTTATAGCAGAAGAATTTGCTATTGAATTTGCAGAGTTTTGTAGTAAGTATCGTGACAAAAATAGAAATATTTATGGAGAGATGCTTCACGCTACAAGTAAGTATGATGACACTTATACAACAAAAGAACTATTAGAAATCTATAAAAAAGAAAAAGGATTATGAAAAACATAGAAGTAAATACATATTTAGATTGGGCTGAGTTTGGATTTTGTTTTAAAATAGCAAGACTACCACACCATCCTGATTATTGGTATCAAATTGATATGCATTTTTTATTTTTTAGTTGTTGGATAAATTTTATTAGTAAGATATGAAACCAAAAGAAAAACCAAAAGAAACTACTAAGTGTCAATACTGTGGTTTAAAAAATGGTAACCACAAGCTAAGTTGTCCAGTAATTAAAATAACAATGATATTATGAAAGAACATGATGAAACAAAACACCTACTATCTACAGCAGCAAATAAAGAAAGATTGTTAGAGGATGTATTCAACGATGAAAAGAGACAAGGTGTTAAAGAGTTGATTGACAAACATAAACAAGAATCATTTGTTGAAAAAATGATTCCTTTACAATTAAAATATAATTTAGCTATGTTAGATGTGATGAAAAAAGAAACACTTGAAGAAGCATCTTGGAAACATAATCCATTAAAGAAACTTGATGGAGAATTTCTAAGACACGCATTTAAGGAAGGTGCTAAATGGCAAGCTGAAAGAATGTATAGTGAGGAAGATATGAAAGCAGCATTTAACGCTAACCCTGATTATTGGATAATTTTTGAAGAATTTATTCAACAATTTAAAAAGAAACAAGATGAAACAACCATGTAACGCACATGCTCATCAACAAGAAGAAGATGAGATTATTGAAGGCATATTGCATTTACCAAACGTAACACGTCTTGAAGTGATAGATGATACAGGAAGAGCATATGTTATTAGAAATGCACATATTGAACTTTCCTATCAAGATGATGGTAAGACATTAAAAATCTTTGCAAATCCTAAACAATGAGCTTTGAACATTTAGAAGAAGAGGTTAACAAAGGACTCTCAGGAGCTAACGATGGTATTCCTATGGGATTCAATAGACTCAATAGATATGTTGGTCTTAGAAAGAGTATGTACTATCTTATAGGTGGACTTACTGGTTCTGGTAAAACATCATTTATTGATGATGCATTTGTTCTCAACCCATTTGATTGGTACATCATGCAGAAAGATCCAAAGATCAAATTACGCATTATATACCATTCAATGGAGCGTAGTAGAACCTATAAAATGGCTAAGTGGGTGAGCAGAAGAATCTTTACACAAGAAGGTGTAATCATTCCTGTAAACAAGC